GCTGTTGGTTGCTACTACAGCATAGCTACCAATGGAACCAATACTGGCAGCAGGAATACCTGATTCAAGATCAACTGTGTCTGTAATCACAATCGGTGTGATTACTGTAAATGTGTTTGTGATCGAACTCCACTGGTTGATACCCCAGCTAGTGACACTGGTATCTAACCAGTATGTACCGTTGTCAGGTGCACCGGTTGGACGGACCAAACTAGCGGTCAGTGCTGATAAATCAATATTTGCACGTTGGATGTAAGCACGATTGCTGATACCCAATACTGAGTGTGCTGCTAACAAGCCGTATTCGTTCAGCTCGTAGCCATTAATTGGTGTGCCGTTTGATGTTTTGTAAAAGAATGGATTACCAAATGTAGCCGCTAGATCTCTTTGGCTAGTCATTAAATATACTTTACCTGCGTTGACTGCCAGTGTTCCTGGAGCAACTGTTAGGCCAGTACCAGAAATTTTGTCCTGGGCAGTAGCAAGCAGAATATAAGGTACAGAGTTGGTTGCGGCAGGAAGGTAGCTTGATTCGTCAATTACAGTAACTTCTACGCCTGGGGATACTAGTGCCATGGTGATTCCTTATTAAAATTGGATACTGATATTTATTCGATAGATCAAAAATCAGGTACTTACGCGACCTTGATTAAGGTCTGCTGAATAAATAGTCGTATGAGACCGCTATGCAAGGTTTGCAATAAAAATCCCGCTGCCATCAATGGATATCACCGCGAAAAACTGTATTATCGCAGTCGTTGTACGGTATGTATTAGGCAGGACAAAAGAATAAAGCCAGCACGGCCTAGATGGCAAACGGCTGGCTATAAGAAAAAACCCACATGTGATAGATGTGGGTTTCGGGCACGGCATCACACACAATTAATGGTATATCATGTGGACGGGGATTTGAATAACTGCGAAGATCGCAACTTAAAAACAGTATGCTTGAACTGTATAGCTGAAGTTGTGCGATTAGAACTGCCCTGGCGGGCCAGTGATATTACCCCTGATTTTTAATTAAGTTATCAACTTGAGCATACAAGTCGTCCATGGTGCCGTTGTTATCTAAGATATAATTAAACTCGGTGCCTGCCCAGGCTGTTTCGCTGGCATGTATCTTATAATTATCTAACACTGACTTGTTGCTGGCCCAACTTAAATTCTGTGTTGGACCACCATTTACTACTTCAGCAGCGTGGAACCATGCGGGATCTGGTCCTCTTGTTGTTCTAATGACCAGGCCGCCTGCTGTTTTAATTGCAGCAATTTCATTGGGAAAACGACAGTCCGAAATTACTACATTATCTTGTAAGTTTCTAATTTTGTTTTCAATGCTGGCAATCCAAATATCGTCATGAAAGCCACGACGCATTACTTCAGTACCCCAGTACTGCAAGACCCAACGCGGAGTTAGATCGGGCATGTTTAAGCGTTCACTCCACCACGGATCCACTTGTTCTCTCCATTCCCTTGACGATTTAGTACGCCCTTCTAACAAGGTGCGATCCCACCCAAATACCGCTGCTACAGCATCTTTAAGTGTTCCTGCAAAACTTTCACGACGAAACTCGTGTACGTTTACCAGATAGTCTGCTACTGTGTCTTTGCCGCTGCCAATCAGGCCGCAAATTCCAATAATCAAGATAGTTCCTTAATATCAAAGTGTCTAAGTGTTGCTTGCACCAGATCGATCTGCTTGCGGCAATCTTCTAGTGCATGGTGTGTTGTAGGAGGCTTGGGACGATCTGGCCAGATACTGCAAAGTGTACGGCTGTCCCTTACGCTGTAGAACTGCCAGGGGATAGGTTTTCCGTAGCTCTTGTAGGCATGTTCGATAATGTTCATGTCATAAGTGGGACCTTGGGCCCAGACACGCTTACTATGCCAAATCAGCCGGCCTAACTCATCTAGTGCCTGATCCAATGGAATACGTCCTTCATCGTTAAACGCTTCCTCCCGTGCATGATCTGGCTGTGATGCCCACCAGTCTATTGTGCTTTGTTGTATGCTACGGTTTTCTTGGCTTTCTAGTGTGATACGGGCGTAATAAAACTGCTCATAGTAGCCCGACCCCAAGGGATCAAAGCTTTGAGCTGCTATTGTTAGAATAGTAGTGTCTGGGCCAGTGCCTAAGCCCTCAATATCGATCATTAAATCTGCCATAAAGTTATTATAGCAGAATCATCGCAGGGTGTCTAGCTGTTGTTAGCCAATAACAAGAGTGAGTGGTTGAGATCCGTCCACATATAGCTTTAGGTCTTCGACGCACTTGTCCATCATTGCTTGACCTTCGCTTTTCATAGCTGCACCGTTTAAGGTGCCGCCACCGTTGGGTCCTGCAATAGTGCCAAATTTTTCACGAGCTTCGCCGATAATGTACTTGCTGGCAGCAACCATGTAGTCTTTGATCCACTGGCTAATTTGAAAATCACTTAATAGTATAATTTCAGGGCGTAAGTTATAGGTCCATAATAACACAGTTTCCCCTGTTCCTCTAGGGTCTCGAATCAGCTGTAGTTTTTTGGTTACAGGATTCCAAGTGTAGTTGATATAGCCACCAAACATACGTGCTGCCAGTTCAACATACTGTTGATAGAAGTCGTATGTGGCCAAGCTACCGCCCGATTGGTTAAAATTCAACAGGTACACGTTTAAGGTTGCTGCACCAAACGGATCAAAACTAGAACCGCTGCCACCGGTACTGAGACCGATAGTGCGACGAAAGATTTGACGTACTTGTGTGACTTCTTGCGGCAATGTGTATTCGTTCACATTGTCTAATAGCTTCATAAAGCTATAGCTTTCTTCGTAGGCGTTTTGACTGCGCTGACGATATACACCGATTGTGCGTTGATATGCAGCTTCGTAATGTGCTGGGTCCATTTCGACATCAATAATGCCGCTGGCCAGCTGAAGCTGTACATATTCAATCAGTTGTTTTTTAAGTGGATCTAGTGTTTGGTCTGCCATATTGGGGCTCCTTGCCCCAATATTTAGTACGTTTTAAGAATGATCAAGTTATCATTGCCACGCCCGTTGAACTTGACTTCGGTAGCTTTAATGTCCTTAAATGCCTTACGTGCAGCAGGCTTGCCCACGCCCACAATGCTACGAATCTGTTCTGCGGGTTTGCGTAGAGTTTTCTGTACAGTTGCAGCCGGATCAAATCCCACAATTGCCGAACCTTTAACAAAAAAGGTGCCTAAATGTGTGTCTGCTACAACGTGGATCAACTTGCGCTTGGCAGTATCATAAAACCAAGCTTCGCTTGCACCTACTAGTTTGGTAGGCGATTCGCTCTTGAGTTTAAGCTCTGCAAATTCTTTAAGATACTTAAACTTGGCTACTTGCTTTTCAAGAGGTACTGCTTTTTTAGCACGTGGCTTACGCTCTACTTTCTTAATTTGTACATAAGCATCGCAATCAGCAACAACTTGCTCTGCAAACTTAATAAAATTGCGTACTTGTAATTTACCAAAGTGCCCGTAGCCTTCTGCTAGATCACCGTCCTTACCTGCTGCAACTTCTTTGAGTTCTACCAAGCGGCGTTGCCAAATTTCTTTAACTTGCCCAATCAGCTGTGGTGCCACGTTCATGCTACGCAACAGGCTCACAGGCTTGTAGTCAGCTGACATCTTGCCACCGGCTAAGATCATCTCGTCATACATACCTTCCAGCTCGCCGGCAGCTTCTGACATTTTCTCACGCAAACGATCTTGAATGTTGGGCTTGACTGCTACCACTGCTTCTTCAACAACTTCTTTAACTGACTTTCCGGCTTCAATATAATCAGCAATAGTGGCGTTGATTGTGTCTAATTCTTTGTCTGTGATTTCAAGACCTAAAAGATTAGCACGGCAAATCCAGCCAATGCCAATTTTGTAAATAGCAGCTTCGGGTAACTTGGCAAATGCTTTGGACTCTGCTGTACGTTCGTTACGTGCAAGCCAATCTACAATACAGTCCCGGGCTTCTTTTTTGCCATAGTGATAGTTGTACCAGTTGAACATTCTGGTCATGGCGCTAATACGTTCCATTTCTGCAGGTTGCGCGGGCCAGACGGGTTCAGGGCCGTACCCAATGTCTTGACTACGTGGAGTCATGGATTTGAGAGGTTTATGTACTGTTTTTTCAACAGCTTTTTTAGCGACAGGTTTTTTTGCAGTTGCGTTCATGGTATTCTCGCAGAGTTTCAAATTTATATAGCATTATAGCAGTGTTTTGGTTAGTGGTCAACCGTTAAAAATTACTGCTAAATAGTAGAAACGGAGAACTAAAATTCCACGCCTAAGTATGTATCGTCCAAATAAGACGAATGATTACCGCTTCTTTGATCGTACCATCAGTGAGCAATTTACTGTGGGTGGGCTTGACATATATATTCACAAATATCTAGGTCCAAAAACCGTTGAAAACGATCCCACAACCACCGGCGTAAATGGTGATGCAACACAACCAAATTACCAAGTAAACGATCCGTTGTTTGTGCAAGACCTGTTGTTGGGCGAAATACGTGACCGAGCCTACGATCCTGACATTTACGTCATGCGCGGCGTGTATCGCCAGCAGGACATTGACTTTGACTTAACACAGTTCGGGCTGTTCCTGAACAACGATACCCTGTTTATCATGTTCCACTACAACGACATGATCGATACATTTCAACGTAAATTAATGGTAGGCGACGTGTTGGAATTTCCAAATTTAAAAGATTGGAATCCCTTGGACAAAACAAAGCCGCCACTGCCACGCTTTTATGTCATACAAGATGCTAACTTTGCATCTGAAGGCTTTAGCCAAACTTGGTTGCCGCACCTGTGGCGTGTCAAAGCCACACCGCTAGTAATGAGCCAAGAATACGAAGACATTACCAACCAGATTCCAGGAACGCCTAACATTTGGGATCCGGGTAATTATTATCCACCGGGGTCAGTTGTCCTTGATGGCGAAAACTATTATACCGCATTACAGCCTGTTCCGCCTGGTACTGCCATTGGCGATCCAGCTTATTGGCAACCCACTGATCCGGCCAACATCG